AAGTGATGTACCTGACTGGTCTTATATCAAATCTGTTCATCTCGAACAGTTTGTTACTGACAAGCCAGGTGGGGAAGGTCTCCCATTGCTGGGAGGTCTCTACCGCGTCCTGCCAACTGACGTAGATATACTGCACTCCGTTCAACGGTCTGCAGACATAGTTACGTCGTTCTTAGGGGAATTCACCCCCGAGAGTTGGAAGATGAAGCATGGACCTGGTGCCGTTTCTGACTTAAGTGCTGGAGAGAGTAAATACTCTTTCCCTCACTGGCCTCAGAAACTCGAACGAGTCTTCCCATTTGCCGATTTTGGCTTTGCCAATCACGGCCTATGGGCTGACTACGTGATGTCCGGAGAGTCGGAGCGTGCCGCAAAGCACGAGCCTCCTTCAAAGCTTATACTAGTACCAAAGACGCTGAAAGGTCCGAGATTAATAGCCTCGGAACCCGTAAGCCATCAATGGTGCCAGCAGAGCCTGAAGGACTTCTTCGTCCATCGTTGCGATAAGACTTTTATTAAGGGTTTTATCTCTTTCAGAGATCAAACTCCCAACCAAGTCCTCGCTTCTCGGGGATCCATCGATGGGTCGCTTGCGACGATTGATTTGTCGGAAGCTTCCGATCGAATTTCCTGCTATCTTGTGGAGCGAATGTTTAGGAGATCACTCTCCTTGATAGACGCCCTACAAGCGTGTAGGACCCGTTGGGTGTATAACCGAACGGGGCATGGAACTTATCAGGCTCTCAAGCTTAATAAGTTTTCATGCATGGGATCTGCGTGCACGTTCCCTGTTCAGAGCGTAATATTCCTGGCCATTGCCCTCGGTGTTGTTCTTCACGAACAGCGCCGAAAGGTTACGATCAAGAATATGATCTCGTTGCAGGGACAGGTCCGCGTATTTGGAGACGACATAGTCGTTCCTTCTACGCACGCGGATAAAGTAATGGAGGTACTAGGCCATTGTGGCCTAGTGGTGAACCGTTCAAAGACTTTCGTAACTGGAAAGTTTCGAGAGTCCTGCGGCCTTGACGCATTCGAGGGTCACGATGTGACCCCCGTTTACTTCATGACCCCTCCATTACGTTCCAAACCTGAGTCAGTGGCTAGTGCAGTTGAAACACATAATAACTTCCTTTCTAAAGGATGGTATAATGTGTCAGACTACCTAGCCACGACAGTTCGTTGCTTATATTCTCATATACGCAACGTTGTACCTGGCTCAGGGCACTTCGGCCTACACGCTGTTGGTTACGTGGATAATTCTCATCTAGAGACGAGATTTAACCATGATCTCCAACGTCGTGAATTGCGAACGATCCTACTTACGAGTAGGTCCAAACGCAAGAGGGACGAAGGCGACTCAATGCTACTTCAGTACTTTACTGAACGCCCATCCCCCCATGTTAAATGGGAGGGTGGTGTAGCCTTGAGACCGGCGCTTTCTCTAAAGCGCAGGTGGGTAGGGGTAGAGTGACTTTTCA